TTTCAAGAATATTCTCATTGCCCCTCATAACCAAGAAGTCGCCAACGCTACCTAAGTTAAACGATAATTTTCCGTTATTAGCATTCGCCGAGCCGTCATTATCGACTTTGTTGTGAATTCTAATCCCGAATTGAGAATTGGCATCGTTGCTACCAGGAGAGTGAAGAGTTAAGTCTCTGTATGTTGAATTAGGGTCTCCAACAATATTAAAAGAAGGGGTAGAGTTTGATGTAAAGTATAGATGGTTTCTGGCAAAGAGCTCCAAAGAGTTGCCTCTGCCCCCTGGAGAACTACCATGCCTCTTCATACCTATGGCAGCCGAGGGGTTCGCATCTACAAAATCAGAGGTGCTTGTGTTGTATCTAGGACCTGTAGTATCTCTTGAGATATAGAACCCATCATCACGAACCTCTGTAAAGAGTACGGGCTGAAGACGAAAATCACCAGAAACAGCTGAGGTGTCTCCACTCTGAACCCTTATTCCGATGGTGCTGGCGGCATCGTTTACGATAAACAGCTTGGGCTGACGGTTTGCTTGTGTGGTGGATGGCTGAAGTCCGTTGTACTCGACATAGTGGTTGGCTGATCCAATAGAGACCACTCCGTTATAGGCACTATGAAACTTAGCCTGAAGCTTTGCCGCACCGCTAGTACTTGTCTTGAATACAAAGTTTTTGTTGCCTAGGTGATTGAACTCCCAGTCACCAGTAACAGAAGAAGGCATAAGCATCTCTACCCCGTGAGTTACATCTGCTGTAGCTTCTACATTAGAAAAAAGCTTATATGTATGAGGCGCTGTCGTTATCTTCCTCCCCCCGTCTGAAAGCTCCAAGTAGGTGTCGTCAGGCTTAATGCGAAAAAGCATTTCACCATCTGTGCCTAAGTAATCAGAAAACTTAAAACCCTCGGTTTCAGGGGCAGCAGAAAGAGCTCTGAAGTTAGAGTATGAGGTAGAGAAAAAGTCAAACTTAAACTCATCCTGAATGTTGCCAAAAGATACGCTTCGCGTTGAGGTATAGGGGCTTGCGTTAATAGCTACCCTTTCCCCCGTGCCGCCCTCCTCTATATATTTAACCTGAAAATTTTCAGCAGCAGATTCGGTGCCATCTGTATCTATGACTATGTTTAGACCAGAGGCGCTATGAATCAAAGGTGTCTCCAGCTTTATATTGGCCTTAAGAGATCCAGTTACCGTAGCTCCTCCAACAACATGAAGATTGTCGCTGGTGCTAATCGTTGTTGCACCAACAATAACCTGACCGTTGCGGTATATACCCGCTCCGTCAGAGTCGGCAGCCCAAAAGGTGTCTGTGCTGGTCCCCTCCAAAAGAGTCCAGTTTCCAGGAGTACTCCATCCAGAAAGGTCAGCGCTGCCGTACTGCTTGAACTGATTGCTATCTTTCATGAAGGCCAGATACCCCTGACATCTAAACTCTTCCGCTAGAGCAGTACGTGCCGCATTGTTGGCAAAATAACCAAACCCTCTAATCTGATTGTCGTTAGCATCTACAGAAGGAAAATCCCCTGGGGTCTTAAGTCTATCTGGAATAAATGTAGGCATGCTTAGTTAGCGAAATAGATTGATTGATCAGACGTAAAGGCTCTTTTGTTTGAAGACCTATATACCTTGTATCCAGCTACGACTCCATCACCATTGTTGATGTTTATAGTAGACCCATTCGATATATCTATAAATGAGTCATCTATGTCAAGACCAGTAGACCCCCCTAGCTTTATGTCTGTGAGAACGCCTAGCCCAGAAAGGGGGTAGAAATAATACGTGTAAGCATCGGCGGTATCGAGGTTGTACCTGTTGCCAGTGTTGTTGTAGACGTAAGAATCCGCTCTATCTTGAAGCTGCTCGGAAGCAAGGGTAGATGTCGCAGAAACAATAGCGTCGTATACGGCCTGTACCTCTGACTGGGTAGAAGAAGTGGTAAGCTCTGTAGTGCTCCCGTAAAGCAGGTGCCTTTGTCTGTACCTTATCGTGTGGATTTTAGTGCTACTTACCGTTTGAGTAACCCCAAGGCTGTTGACTGGGCTGGATGAGATGTCAAAAATATCATCCCCGTAAGAGGTCCTAGCTGTTTCAAGAGTCACTGCAGAACCATTCAACAAAAAGGGATATGCAGTATTGTTTATATTGGTTGGAATTATGGGGTCCATAACTTGAAGCTGTATAAGGCTTCCATTTCTTCTGACTCTGACCCCCGCAGCGGCAACAGTTTGGACAGATGTGCAGGAAAAAGAAATAGAATTTACAGGCCTAGAGGTGTTGCCTACTTCAAAGCGAGCAATAGATTCACTACCTTGACCCGAAAATCCAGCCGTAGGAGCCAAGGCAGAGAGAGTAAGGGTTGGGGCCTCAGGCGGAGTAAGAATGTTTCTTAATATATTCTCGGTCGTTATGTTATTCGATGGCTGATACAGCTTGTTGAATATGTGATCAAACGCATCATCTGTATTCGTAACTAGAAGATCAGAAGTAATCAATCCAGAGCCACCACCACCGCTTGAAGCCAAGTCTATAAAGTTAAACTCACCCGAATCGGCATCGTATATAATGGTCTGATTGTCAGCAGGTGTACCGCTTACGTCCAAGAGGTTTACCAAGTTCTGGAGGGCCACATCAGGGGATATGGTTACATTGACTCCAGAGCCATCAATGACGGATACAATAGGTGTCGTAGAAGAGGGTACGGATACTACTACGGAGTCGGCTGGCGATGAAACATTTACCGTTATGTCCGACATGATTAAACTTTTGTAGTTACGTCCTCATTGACCGTGAATGATCCAAACAACCAAGTCTCAATTTTAGTAACTTCCCCCTGGGCATTTAGAGTTTCTGCCTGAAAGTCATATACGTAAGAACCGCCGTCAACTAAAGCCATGTTAGCCGCGCTCACAGAAAGCTGTATCTTACCATCAGCACCCCCAGCCGTAACCCTTGATATCTGTATCGTAGCAGCGCCCGCCACAATAGCGCTCGCATTGGTAGACAAAAGCGCGTTGTTACTATCATCAGTATCGGCCTCGCGGACATCCATGTTAAACCCATAAAGGGCTGTAGTTGAAGGTGTGGCGTCGGGGTTAGTTTCACCAATATTTATAGGTGTTGACCCGTCACTAGTAAAGGTTAGGTTCAAGAGAAAACTATCTCCCTTCCTGCACGTAATGTCTAGCTGCTGGGCAATATCGAGATTTACAGAATTAGCCATTTTATATCATGTTTGAAATTGAGTCTTCTAGACCCTTGTTTTCTTCAAGCTCACCACGCCTGTCTTTTCTTTGAGACATAAGCTTAGATTGCTGCACAGCCTGCTTCTCAACTCTAGTGTCCTTTCTGTCTTCCTTGAGAACCTCAAGCTTCTCCTTGAACTCCTTGTCGTCAGTCTTAAATCCGATGGATGCCTTTATCTTAATCTCCTCGATCTCTTTACGCAGCTCGTGAGTAGCCTGAGCCACCATGATCTCTGCCTGAGCCTTGGCTTGAATCTTTTGTAGCTCTATCTGAGCCTCCATCTGAGCCTTCTGCGATTCCATCTGAGCAGACATCTGCTGCTGTTGCTGAGCCATCTGCATCTGTTGTTGCTGCTGCATCTGTTGCTGCTGCATAACCTCCATCTTTCTCTTCTTCCTTCTAAGCATAAGAAGCTTCTCGGCTTGATCTATGTCCTTGAGGTCTCTAATAGCCATGGCGTCCTCTAGGTCTATTTCTTTCTGACCCAAAGCAATTTGTACCATTTGCTCCAGCTGAATCTTATCTCTGTCGTCCATCTCCTTGACGACCTTGACGCCGAAGTTGAACATAGAAAGATCTCCAAATGATGAAAGGACTTTCATGTTGGACTCACCAATAGCGTTTGAGTAGGACTCAAAGACCTTGGACCCCATGGGGATGATCTGAAGACATCTTATGACGTCATCACAAACTCTCTTGAACAACAACATGGAGCTGTTGGTGATATCGTATGTAGCGTTGTTGGACGCCTTAATAGCCTGCTCCCTTACACCTACCAAGGCTTCACTATTGGGAGAGCTGGCATCCATAACCTCATTGATACCCGTAGAGTCCCTTATAAGCCTTAGATAGTGGTTGTACAACCCTATAAGCTCATTGATGTTTCGGATGCTATTGCCGATCTCTCTGATTGGAGGGTTCTGGAAGCCACCTTCTGGGTTTTTGCTTCTGTAATAGAAGACACCCGTCTGCTCGTAAATGTCGTGAAGATCAAGAGGCTGAAGATCACCCCCTTTGCCAAGCTGGACGTTCTCAAGACCCTCAATGTCAATGATCAAGCCGTCTGGCTTAGCCTTTGCAATGGCTTGCTGAATCTTTAAGTGAGTGAGCTGCAACATGTCCGCAAAGCCCAAACACCCTCCAATCAAGGACTTAGGCATCATATCTTGAAGGTTCGTAGCAGAGATAGAGTAAGATAGTCTTGCTCTAGAAAGCTCATGCTGATTCCTAGGAATGTCCTTCTTCATCCCGTATCCAAACAAGTACCCACACCCCAAAACATAGCTGCCACCATATACAGTGGTGATGTTCATTGGAACAGGGACTCTTTCGGTGATACTAGATTTTCTTTCCTTGTAAGAGAATCCTTTGTTGTAAAATCCTCTGTTGCCAAAGCGACTCTCCTTCTCTTCGAAGTACATCGTATCTACAGAAAGGAACTCAAAGTCAAGAACCTCAACGAGGTATTCATCATATCCGTAGTGGGCCCTTCCAGTGACAGAGTCTTGATGTCTTCTGTTGTATGAAGAAGAGTTGTTGCCGTGCCTCCCCATAACCTTCTGAGCAATCTTATCGTACTGATCCTCTGTGAGCTGATCACCAGCAATCCTCTTGAGCTCCTGTATGGATATCTTCTTTACATGCCCAGCATATACGACGTCAGAGAAGTTTGGGTCCTCTGTGTAGCTATGAACGAAATCAAGCGGATCTACATAGCTGGTTGTGATACCGTAGTTGGGGTCATTGTCTCTTTTGACAACAGCCATGCCGCAAACCGTAAGGTCCTCAACGCACCTCCTAAACGTAGTGTCGTTAAACTCATTCCAGTGCAGCGTCATGCTGGCACCTATCTGAGCTGCCACCTCAGCGTCAGTTTTTATGCTAGACCCCATAAAGATTTCAGCCTCCTCAAGAGTCTCTGGGATGTCAACGGGATCTTTGCTTACCGTAAGGCCAGTCTTCTCCTTGAGCTTCATAAGCTCCTTCCTAGCGATAACCTCAGCCTCCATCTTCTTCTTCTCTATATCCTTGTAAGAAGACGAGAGAGGGTCTATAGCCTCTACGTTGGGGTAGGGAGACTTAGAGAGAACGTTGTTTACAACGATTCTAGAAAACTTGGGCAGTATTGGAACTGGAGTAAAATCCAAATTCAAAAGCGTCCCGTCTCCAGCGTTAGGGTCTAGAGAAGAAAGAAGCTTCTTGTATATAACGGTGTCTTGGGTTCCGTTGGCGTACTTCCTGTTCTTCTTGAAGGTGTCGTACCTTCTCTTAAACAAGGAGTTGCCGTCATCCACACTACCCCACTGATTTTCAATAGCTTTTGCGTACTTTAGACCATAACCCATGGCAGACTTCTCCTCGGAAGGTGCCAAAGGATTAGGAAACCCCTTGCCAGTCTTAGCTCCAAAATTATCGTTATACATTATTGGGGGTTGTAGGCATTTCTGCAAATATAGTAAATGCTAGATTCTCAGTTGGTTTTGTACCTTCTGAAGAACTTCTTGTCAACAAAGTCAGAGACCTGTTTTTTCTTTTTGACCTTTTGGGCAGCAAGAAGGCATAATCCAGAGCTAATACTAAGGTCAAACTTGGTTCTGTTGTCAATCTTAAAACCTATCCAGTCCTCAAGGGTCCTGTCAAAGTACATGTTCCCCATCCCTCCATGGTCATAGTTTATGCCTACATGATCGTGTATGTAAGACTCTATCGCGTGAGCATGAGCCTGTATGACGTCTTGAGAGTTTGATGGTATGCCTTTGGTCTTGCTCTTCATACCGCTATTGGCAGCAAGAAGATGGCGAGGTCTATCCATCAAGTATCCATCGTAACCTCTTGATTCAAAGTATCTTGCGATACCGTACTTATTGTTTTCAATTAACAGAGGATATCCGTAAAAAACAGCAACCATTAGGCAGTCTTCGTAGAATATCTTAGCTAAAGGCGGACGGGACGCATACTCCACTACAAACATGTTCGATGGATGCTCCATGTGAAACTTGTTGTATAGGTGCAGCGCACCCTTAGACCCCCGTCCATCGACGGTGGCGTCAAGGTCGTAAGAGTCAACCCCGCCTACCCCCAGCTCTGCATTGGGCGCTACCTTTTTGTTACGATCAAACTTCTTAAGGTTCCTTATCTCCTTTGGAGGCATCCAGGCAACCCTAAATCTACCGTTGGGATCAGGGCTAAACACAACCTCGGTGTCTTTCTCTCCGTTCTTCCAAAGAAAGTTGCCTATGACGACGGGGTTAGGGAACAGCTCCTCGTTATGCTGGACCTGTTCGTATATTTTGCCGATATTAAAAAGGCTACCATCTATACTGTCCCTAAATGCTTCGTCCTCTGTAAAGGGAAACTGACGAGTTATCTCGTTAAGCTCAGAAGCGTCGTTCTTGAGAGCCTCTCTCTCGTTTTTGAGGTAGGTTCTGGATCCTATAGCTATTTCTTCGCCGTCGAGACCATCAACAGGTTCAGGAGGGTTCTTTACTATGGGGTTTCCGTAAAGATCAAAGAATCCCTCAAGGGAGTCGTAAGCAGGAATAAATAAACGGTACAGCCCAGACCTAGTCCTCCCATTCGCGTTCCTCTCTGTAGGATTCGAGTCCCTCCATAAGTCCTTGTACTCTTTTCCCCCCTTGTCCATGGGGTTTACGGTGCTTCCCACCATTGCTTTTCCCACGATTTTTCGCCCTACGATCAAACACGTCCGTTGAATCCTCCAGGCGTCCCTTATGTCTGTTGGTCTTTCCCATTTTCCAGCCTCGTCTAAGTAAAGTATGTGGAGCTTCTCTCCATCATAAGCGTTATTCGTTGTGTTCTTCCAGTTTATCACCGTATTCAAGGCCTCCCCTGTCTGAGAAGTCTTGTTGTTCTTCGTGATTCTTTTACTGGGTTCTCTAAAAGCAAGCTCCATCCGAGGGTTGGTAGTACCGTCTTGAATAGGCTTGAAGAAGAAGGGGTAGTGCCTGAACATGTACACCACCTTCTTCATGAAGATGTTCTCCTGCGCGTCTTTACCAGTCTTAGACTGGATGCCAAGGAGTTTGTCTTTGACCTGAGTGGCCTCATCAACCAAAACGGCGGAACAGATATTCGTATATCCACTCCGCCGACACTTGGTGTACAGCTGCCCTATGCAGCGTGGGTCCGCCTCACACGCAGCCAAATGTAAGAAAATTTCTCTTTGGAAAGAAAGGAAGCTGGGGTGACCCACATCCATCCTCGTCCACTGAAGCATCATGTAGTGGCGCCCCGTAATATATGTAGGCTCACCGTTATTATAAAACCAAAAGCCCTCACGCCTACGGCGAAACTCCTCCTCGATATACGGAGAAAACTTTTGTCGAAACTCCCTTGGCATCTCCCCCCACTCATCCATAGACTTAATCCTAGACAGCTCCTCTGGCATAGAAATCCTCTCCCACAGCTGCAGGTGGTCTGGACGTCCATATCCTGCAATTTCTTTTTTGGGAGGCTGAGCGGGAAGTGCAATGAGTAGCCCACCGAGTTCAATACTTTCACCTTTCGAACCGTTGGGGCAAATTGAGACAGCAGGGGCTTCATATCCTTCTATGTTTATTAGAACGCTCAAAAGTAAGGTTGATTGGAAAGAAACTCTAGCCAGTCTAACACGGTGACTATCCCGTCTCCGTCATAATCGTAAAGCTTGTTGTCCGTTCCGAAGGAGTTGTAGAACCCCGCTACCTCCTGCATGAAGTCGAGAAAGTCCTGCATCAGAATACCTGACCCCACCTGTTGCTTCTAAAGCTAGGGGCGCCTGTTTTAGGGTTCTTGATATCCATGTACTTTCCGCATGGACACTGGATCTGATGCTGAGCCTTGTCGTCAACAAACCTGATGGTAACACCAGTCTTATCCTCTTCGTGATCTTTGCACTCGCAAATGTAAGTAGCCATGATTATCGACCTTGTGAAGCATAAGGCTTCTTGTAGTTAACTGAACCTTTACTCTTGGATGTCTTGGTCTTTGCGTGGACACCCTTCCTGCGAATACGCTTCTTCTTGTATTCTGAAATCTGAACTTTAGCCATTTCTTTTAATTAAATTTCGTACACCCGCAGGGACTCGAACCCCGAACCCTCGCCTTAGAAGGGCGATGCTCTATCCAGTTGAGCTACAGGTGCATGTGTTACCTGCTTCTTCTTCTTTTTGGCCTATTATTGGCCCTGTTCTTAGATTCTGACTGAGGTGAGGTCTTATCAGACGTACCTACATGCGCTTCATCGAGACCATCACCGTTGCCGTATGTACCCTTACGGCGGTTGATTTTGTTTAGAGAAGCCCTGTACTTCTTGGCTTTACCGCCCATTCCGTACTTAGCATACTCCTTCTTGTAATCTCTTTTCTTGAGCTTCATGGTACAAATATAATAAATTGTTGGGGCGGCGGGATTTGAACCCGCGACTTCCTGTGTATAAGACAGACGCTCTAACCAACTGAACTACGCCCCAGTTGATAAGCCCTTTATGCGTAGAAGGCCGTCTGACGAAAACCAACAACTCAGTCTTCTTTGTCTTCGTTCCAGGAATCCTCCCAGAACTTGTAATCTGTTTTATTGTGTTGCCATACTATTTCTTTCCAATCACTTAGAGAATCTTTCAGCGAAACCTCCGCTGTAGTCTTTTGCTTGTTCAATCCCTCCACTGGTCTGTAGGTCTTTAATCATTTGCTCTAGTCGTTGTCTTTCAACGATGAGTTCTTTGCAATCCGTAGCCGTCTGTTTGATCGACTGTAGCTCAGCTTTTCTAGCGCTCCCGTTGATCTCAGGATCAACTGGCTTTTTGATCTCATCAATCATATTATCTATGGCAGCTTCCATTGATAACATGAGCCTTTTGGCTGCGCTTACGGTATCAAACTTCTTCTTCGACATACATAAGGTCTTGACACCGAACCCTGTAATAGACTACATCGTCGATAGTTATCTTGTATTGCATCTTATCTCTGAACACAACAGTATCGTTAGCAAACACTCCCATCTCTTCAAGCCAGGGGGCGTCGAATGCCACAACACCTCTCGTAGTGTTCTTCTCTTCAAGGGATACCACCTCAATAATCTCAGAAGTGTTTTCTTCCTCAACGAACTCAGGCTTTATAAGCGTCCAACCCGCGAGGGTATATATGTGTCCACTTTTTGAACTCTTGTAAGCAATAGCCTGATTGTTGATTGTATGCTCTGGGTCAAACCTAACAACGTAGTGGTTTTCGTGCCCAGTCAGCACCTGCCCTTCGTTCATGACTACCAGGTGATGAAAGTACAGGGTGTCGCCCTCCTCTACCCCAGTATCGTGTCTATAAGGAGCGCATACGACTGGGCCTTCGGTAACCCTCCACTCGAACTCATTGAACTTAGAGTCGAGATACAACTTGGCTCCGTTGTTGAGCGTAATCTCGTCGTTAACTGGCTTTTCCAGCTCCACGACAAACAGATCAAGAGTCTTCATTGCTTATATGGAAACTTCTCATTGAGTTTCTGTCGGCGCTCTTCGCACCCGCAGTCTTTAGATACTGCCTTTACGAGCTTCTTGAGCCCTGTCGCTGTGGTGACCTTGTCTATGGTGTCACCTAAACCTTTACTCTTTTCCATTAGAAATTCAAATCATATTCAATTATACATGGCATATCGTCTACGGACTTCCAGAGTACTTGACCCTCATCCGTTTGGATGTACACAAGATACCTCATTTTGCCGTAAAGATGCAAATGTTTGCCGTCTAACTCTATCGTTGAAACCTCTCCTCTTCCAGCCCTCATGCCTATGAAATAAGCCATAGCGTCCTTAGGGTCTCTCCCTATTATAATCTTCCTTATAAGTCCTTCCATTAGTTTAGTGAAATGCCGAGGTCTCCTAGTAGTCCATCCAAATCAGGTCCTTCTTGATCGTCGACTGTATTTTTTATAAATTCAGTTATCACGTCAACTTCATCTATGGATCCTAGGTTGTAGCTAAAAAGAGCTTTCATGGTTGAATTTTCTTCGTCAACCTCATCAATGAGGCCCGTGACGACAACTGAAAGAACCCTGTGCCTCATGCCGTAAGTCTCTATGAGCATTTCCATTTTGTGGTGGAGGTGCTGCATTTCGATCATAAACTCGTATGCTTCCTTATCTTCGTCTTCCATCACAATTCATTTCAATGCCCAAGAGCGTAGTTTCCAAAAAGAAATTGTTTCGTGAGTTCTCGAAACTCAACCAAAGGTACGTAAAAAACAACTACCTAAAGAGGCTCAGGGTCACCACCAGGGACTTCTGCAAAACCAACGACATCTTTGAAAAAGAGCTTATGTTTATGCTCTGGGCCTATGACTTAGAGTTCTGGACCCTTAGGTATGCAGCAAAGGACTACGACTATTCAGAGAAGAAGCTCGCTGAACGTATTGTTTATCAACTAGTTAGCCAGGGTTACGTGTACAAGCACTTTAACAAGCTCACCCCCTCTAGCACATACGAAGATCACCTCTTCAGGGAGGAGACCAAGTACAACTTTAGAATAAGGTACGCCCTATCCCAGAAGGGAAGGCTTTTGGTGCAGAGGTTCTACAAGGTCATAGACCGAGCTCAGCAATAGCTGCGTCGTAGTACTGTTGTGCATTTGGCACGTCCTGGTTACCTGCCAGCCAAAGATCAAGCATCTCTTTATCTGTCATGACAAAAGTGATGTTACTGTAAATGGAACATCCATAATATATCCCTTTATGTTTATGGTGAGCCTTGTCTTTATGGTGTCGCTTGGAGCTGGGTTGGTAAGACCAAAGTCCGTAAACTCACAAACAGATGCGGAGGCTCCATTTCTTAAGAAAATCGTGTTTCCAACCACAGCAAGAATATGAATAGGACACTGGCCTCTTTCGGTATACCCTTGAGTTACGTTTTTAAGATGGATGGATGCGGTGCCTATATTTTGCTGCCCAGTAGTAAATCCATGTCCAGCAGGAAAGGTGGCCAACATTGAGCCCAACATAGAGTAAATACCATTAGATGAAGCGGAACTAAAAGTAAGCCCCCCAATGTTAGCTACTCTTTTAAGAGTACCTGCAGACCTCGTGGGGCTGGTAGAAGCTGAGTTTGATAGTCCTATCATAGTCCTTTGCCAAATATTACTTCGTAGTACGTCTGGCCCTCATCATCACGACAAGCCTTGAGGCAGCGACCACGATTAACGCCATCGTAAACATAAGAAACGTGAACCCAATCAGGATTGTCTTCATCACCAAACTCCCAAATGAGCTGATCAAACGTAAGGTTATTGAGTATATACTGGAAGATTTCAGCGTTCGTACACTTTCCGTATACGTCTGCATCAAGGTCGAGTGCTCTACCCTCCACATGCTGACTACGAGCTGAGCCGCCGATCGCAACATTGAGATCAGCCGAACGATACCCGCTCGACACGAATATAGGACACTTGAAAGCGTCCCTAAGAGGTTGAAATACGTGTTCTGCAACCGCCTTGAGATTTCCTTGTACCCAATCATCTGGAGTGTTATCTATGTTAAGACGCTTTGCCGTGATGCTTTTGGTCACCTCGGCGAGTGACAGATTTTTTGATAGCTTCATTCTTAAGCCTTCTTTTTTCATTTTCTACAACAGGGTCCTTCCGCTTTCGCTTGGGATTGAAGTAGAATTTGTTCACTTAGTACCAGTGAGCTTTCTGTACTGCTCAACAAGTGGCTTAGCAGCAGGGGTACCCTTAGCCTTCTTGATCTTGGCCTCTAGGCCTTTCATCATTGCGACTTTTCTAGGGTCATAGCTACCACCCATTCCGTACTTCATCCCCTTACCAGCCTTCTTGACTCCACGGCCTTTGAGGACATCCGCCATTGTGACTTTACCGTCACCGTTCAGGTCTGGGAACTTCTTCCCTACCTTACCGTATTTCTTCATTGATTTCATGAGGCAAATATAATCAATCTTTGTAAGCCGCTCCTCTAGCAATCTTGAGGTACTCATCAACCGTCTTATTGGTTCCAGGGACACTGAATTTAGTACCATCCCTGCGGCTTGCAAAGTACTCCCTTGTACGCTGCCTGCCAAGGAAGTTGCTCAAGAAAGCAACGTCATCAAGGCTAAAGTTCCAGTCATCACCAAGTTGCGGTGCATACTCCTCAGTAAGCTCCATGGCATTCCTTCTGAGTGAAGGGCCCCCAATGCCTTCATCCATCCTCATCTCAAATACTTTCTCTTGCAAAGGCAGGTCTTTGGCAAACTCCTCTCTACTGATACCCTTCATAAACGGTAGATCTTTGATTTCGCTGTATCTCTGACCGTACATACCAGTAGCCGTACTGGTTGGGTTCATCATAAGGACTCCACCAATAGACTCAGCCATAGAAATGCCTTTCTTTATTGCGTCTACGTTTAGAGAGTCTGATGGCATCTCGTGGAACTCATTGAAATCCACTGGGGTAAGGTACCCGTCAGCGTCACGCTTGTAACCCTTAGGGGGGTCACCGTTGCTCTTCTTTACCCTCATACCCTCTTGAGCTTTTTTCTTTACTTTGAACTTACCTCCTTGATTGTACCTCGGGAGAAGATCCAGCCCCCTTGGGTCGTATGGCGTCCATGACGCACCATAGTAGTCAGCTTTATATTTGTTCAAAAGATTTATTCTTTCGTCCACAGTCTCCCCGTAGTCAAG